TCGCGCCTTAAATTCCAGTATCGAGCGACCTACGATGTTTCCAGAGTTACCCAGAGCGTCCTTGATATCCCGAAAGACACCGATGATCAGGTTCTTGAAACGAGTCATCAAAGACTCTGTTTCGAACAACTTCGAAGTATAGTCAACTACTCCATCGATCGTGTCCGGCCAGTAGGAATGCCCCACCACTGCGTCGTAGATATCGAAGAATGTCCGCTTGACGCCAGCACCAAAGTTGGTAACAGCCTTCTCGACAGCCTTCAGAGGACCTAGCGCAACATGCAAAATCTCCTGGAACAGATCCACCATGAAGGACTTGAATTCCTCCAGACGTGTTTGATCAAAGTTGAATCCATACTGGAATTGCAGCTTCGACAATTTGCTCGACAGCGTCTTGAATATCTTCTCGACATAGCTGGTAGCGGGTGTCAACGTATCCACTGCAGAGCGATACATCTTCTTGCCCCACGCCTCGATTGGATTATCCGAGGTGTTGAACAAGACGCCGTCGCTGAGACCTTTGAATATTCCCTTGATGAAGGCGAGAATTGACTTGAACACTCCTGCCACACCGGCGATAGCCTTATCTTTTGCGCTATCACCGAACAGTATTGTCCACAGTGTCTCGCGGTCTTCCATGCTTTTCAGAGCACCAAATACTGCATTCAGGCCCTTGGTGATACCGTTGACAAACGCATTACCGATCCTATATCCAGAGGCGGCGTTCACCATATCAGACAAAGCGTCGACCACTGCCTCTTTGAAGGCTTTCGCCTTTGCTCTCAGCGAGAAGAAGATTGGTTCCAATGTTGTGGCGAACACATCGCGGTACACCTGGGTGGTTACTGTTCCGATGTTCTTGATATATTGCAGCAAACGGTCGAAGCGAGCTGAACGAATCTTGATGAGACGGTTGTCCATCAACTGCAGCATGATCAGCGTGTCCTCCACTGGCTTCAGGAAGCTACGAATGCTACGAATCGCTTCAGTGAACAGCAGACCTTGATCGTTCAACTTTAGATTCTGCCTCTGCTCATTGAGCTTCTTCAGATTGTCTTTGAACTCTTCAATTGAGTCCGACTTGAACATGTTGACCCACGCACGCTCCAAACGCGTGTCCATCATGGAGTAGCCAGTCAGCAACTCATAGATACCTTCCAGGTCACGCACAAATGGCATGATGGCATCATACTTGGCAGCGGAATACGCAGACCTCCAGGTAACGAAGGCAGACTCAATTCGTGAACCAATTGTGACAACGGGACCGACGATTGTCGGTATGAACCGTGCAATGTTCTGGAACGTGATCAAGATAGATTGACCGGCCAACTTGCCGATATCTACCAGGTCCAAGAGCGACTCCTTCAGAGTCTTTACTGTAGTGACAACCTTTTCTGTATCTGGCGCAACGATCTCTATGCCATTCGCATCGAACTGCGGAATCTTGGCGTCGGGAAGATCAGCTCCAGAAATCTTCAACTTCGGTGCCTTCACTACCGCCGCACCACCTCGGAATAGCTTCTGGAACTTTTCCAGATACGTCTTTGTATCGTCATACTGCTGATACAGGTCATACATGTCCAGAGGTGATACTTCAAGCTTGACTGCAGCCTTCAGCACGAGTTCGCCGGCAGAGAACATGTCGAACTGGCGGATATAGTTCTTAATGCCTTCCCGAATTGCATAGATCGAGCTAATAGACTCGACCGAGATGTTCTGCATCGAGTTGCTGACCTTTAGTATGTTCTTGGCAAACCGATCTGAGAAACCGTAAAACTTGTTGAAGTCACCGACAGAGTAACCAATTGAGCTGCTCAATTGATTCAGGGCCTGCTCAACCGTCTTATTGACTTTTCCGAAGTCACGCTCAGTAGCGCTCGACATCTTTTCCAAAACTTCGAAGAATAACTCAGTAGTCAGGCGACCCTCCTCTGCAAACTTTCGCAGCGAACCGGCATTCATCCCGAGTGTCCTCGTCAGGCCAAGCCCCAAGTACTTCATCTGCTCCATCACAGAGTTTAATTCTTCCCCGCGAATTGTTCCAGATGCGAGACCCTGGCCCAACTGGATAGTTGCGGCCTTAAGCGATTCGGCAGAGCTCCCTGATAGCAAGCCTGCCTGTTGAATTGTTCTCATCCCCTTTAGGAGACGTTCCTGAGAGATGTTCGTTTTCTCAAGCGCAGCGGACATGTCAACGTACGTCGACGCCGTATCCCTGAACGAACTGTTCGTCTCGGCAGATATGTTGAAAAGTTTCTGCTGAAGACGGATTGTGTCGTTCAGACTATCATTCAAGATACCAAGCCGATTCTGTACCGACGTAATTGTATCCGCTGTCTTGTTGAAGTAAGAAACCGTTCCTAGCGTTGCCAACGCGGCACCGATAGAGATCATCATTGCTTTGAAGCCGCCTGCGGAGGCTGTTGCTTTGTCAGTTGCCTTGGCGGTGTTATCCATTGCGGATACACCGGCTCTCTCCATCTTCGCTAGGCTGTGTGCAGACTGATCTACGTCACGCCGAAATAGAGAAACTTTCGGGAATGCCAAAGAGCCGAGAGTATTCTTTGTTTTAGCTGAATTGTTGATAATGTCGACAAGACTCTTATTTATCGCATTCAAGTCTTTCTTAGCCGAGTCAGCACGTGTGTCGACGTCGACGATGATACCTGTCATAGCTATTCCCCTTGGAAAAAAATGCCCACCTGATATAGGCGGGCGTCGATCATTGTGACCGGACAACTATGCCGTTAGGTTTTACACCTACCTGCGCTAGTATTGTTTTCTCTACGAAAAAACTGGGTGCTTGTTTAGAGCTACCCTGATTCAAATGATCAATGTATTCGACATCATTTCTGATGGTCTTTCCATCAATCCTCCAGCCATCTCTGGCCGCACCAGTGTCGACAGGAGTAGCGGCACGTAGCGCAGTTACAATCTGCTGCATTTTACGATTTGCTAGTTTACCTGCCTCTGCCTTCACTAATTTGGTGATATCGAGCTTTGTCATAATGGTATTTGATCCCCACCTCTTGCGTTGAGCATCTTTTGGAACATAAGCGACGACGGAAGACTAGCCGTACTGATTAGTGTATCATTGTCTGGCTGGACAATTACAGGCACACGATATATAGGCTTAAGAGACGCGAATATCTCGTCCGGCTTATGCTTGACACCTTGTGTCTGTAATATTTTGTACATAGCGTCGTCGTTCCTCCAGCCTACCGGTCTTTTTTCAAAGTAAAGATGCCACATAACGAATTCATCGTGCGGCATCTCATTCATCAATTGGTAGACAGGCATTTTCAGATGAAATGCTATCTCAAATATGTCTAGCATCTCATCTGATATTACGACTTTCCCGCGTCCGCCCCAATACCAGAGAACTTCATGATCTCACCGGAAAGCTTCGACAGCTCGTCGATCGGGAATTTGGCGAAGTCTTCATCGGAAATTTCCGCGGCTTCTGGCACAGATAGGCGAATCACAGTACGAAGTGTACCGAAGCCTTCGTCTTCTTGACCTTCAGCTGCAGCAGCTTGTGCCTGAATTTCCTTCACTTCCGCCACGGTGAGCTTGGAGATTTTTACGTCCTCGCTCATAAATTTGACAGGCTTGGTCATACGACGACCGACTAGATCTTTGAAGTTCATTTCTCATCCTTACTACTCACATCGACACTTGGGGTGCCACCCTTTACGAGGTTATTGACGTCCTTCTTCATTGCGTGAAGATTTGCCAAGGTGATAAACACCTCTTTCGACTTTACCTCGTCATTCATAAAATCGGGAACCCGATCGAATGTTTTCCGAATACTGTTATCCACGCACTTCTGCATATGGGAAACAGTCGTAGCCAATACATATTCGCGGCTAAATGGTCTCATTGTAATCCTTATGGGTTAAGGCCGTACATTATTACCGTACATTTAAGTGACTTAGTAAAGGCCACACCTATTCGACCAATTAGGTCGTGGTAAATGCGCCGTAGAACTCAGACTGAATGGACAGAGTGAGGGTGGCCTGGTTTGCATCGGTCAACTGGGGCGTGACCTGCATGGCTTCGATCTTGCCCAGCCAGAAGTACTGACTGTTCTTGATCGTAGCACCGTAGGCAGTTGCGCCCGTGGAACCCGTGTTGACACCTGGATCTTGGTTCAGAAGAGTAAAGCGGAAGGCATGGGTGACACCATCGCCAACTGCATCGCCCATCAGACCGCCTTTGGCCCAGTCAGACGGCACCAGGTTAATGGTCAGTTCCATGGAAGGTGCATCCGCCTGGCCTTGAACCTGCTGCGAGGTAGCTTGGCCGTAGGTGGGCACGTTCACGATGTTGGGCGGAGTGCCCATTGCGGGGAATTCCCGTACGTTCTTGATAAGCGTGTAGGCCGCTGCGCCCACAACCGTACCAGCAGTCTCGAACTTACCCGACCAAGCGGCGTAGGTGTCCGGAGATGCAGGGAGCGTTACTTCGGCAGTCGCCGTAGC